AGATACTGTGCCAACAGAAAATGCCACCAGAGGCTATATTGATCGAAGACTGGGCATAAGTCATACTGGTTCTGCAGTTGTTGCGGGCAGTGTAATTCCGGCATTCAGCGGCGGCTTCATGGCATTGGACGGTCAACTGGCTATGAAAGCAGATATGGATCTAGGCTCGTTTAAGATTTTCAATCTAGCTGATCCTGTAAACCCTACAGATGCTGTAAATCTTCAAACATTGACACTGAACAATCTCAATGATGTAGCTGTGACTGCTAGCAAGAGTGCTGACATTTTGACCTTTACTGGTGCTGGTGATTTTGCCCAGAACAGCACCATGGTAGGAGACATCAGTCTCAGCATTGACTCTACGGCCAATACCGTGGATGCACAGATCAATCCCAATGTGATTGTGAATGCAGACATTAATAGTGCTGCTGGTATAGTGCAGAGCAAATTGGTGTTGTCATCTGCCACTACCAGAGCCAATGCCACAAGTATTACACAGGCAGAAAAAGGTATATCCAGTTTTGATAGTGCGCAGTTTGACGTCACTGACGGTTGGGTCACAATAAAAGACAACGGTATTAATTTAGCAGACCTTCCACAGATAGCATCTAAAACAGTATTAGGTAATTCACTGCTGGCCACTGCCAACGTGGCCGCAGTTCTGTTCAGCACAGTGGTTAGTGACGGTGGTGCAATTAAGAAATCACAGTACAATGGCAGTACAGGCTATCTAAGAAGAATTGGCTTTACTTCTACCAACGATGGCGACTATGCTATTGTAGATGAAGCAACTGCCGCTACTGCCAGTACATTGGTCAAGCGTGATGTCAATGCAGACTTTGCTGGTAGATACATCAGCATGGAAAAGTTGATCATTGACACAAAAACCATACTCGATACCACTACTACTGCAACAGGTGGATATACTCAGCTGTATGGTTTTGCCAACAACGTTGGTATATTAATTGGCGACGGCACAGTAGCTACAGACAAGCGCACATTCTATGACAATGATTCTCATGTGTTTAGAACCTACAACGGACTCAGCAATGCACCTATTACTGTGGGATCAATTACCACCCCAGTGATTACCACAGGAGCAGCAGGCACTGGAGGAACCATAACAGGTAACTGGACCTTGACTGCAGGCAGTAAGTTGCAGTCAACCTATTCTGCGGACCTTGCAGAATACTATGAAGGAGACCGAGAATATGCAGTAGGCACTGTGTTGATATTTGGTGGGGATAAAGAAGTTACCGTGTCTCAGAACTATGGCGATCATAGAGTTGCAGGAGTGGTCAGCGACACAGCTGGCTATACCATGAATGGTGCATGCCCTGGACATAAAAATCTTATAGCACTGCAAGGTCGTGTGCCATGTAGAGTGGTTGGCAAGATCAAGAAAGGAGATTTGATAGTGACATCCAATATACCAGGTGTGGGAATATCCGCAACGGGTGATGTTAAAGCTGGCACGATCATAGGAAAATCTTTGGTTGATTACGATTCAGATCATATTGGCACTGTTGAAGTTGCCGTAGGAAGAACATAATGTCTAGACAAACAATAAATTCAGGTTCTGCTCCGATACTGTGGAGTACGGTCGACGAAGCATTTAATAGAATAAATGACAACTTCACAGAACTATATCTTACCATAAGTGCCGGTAGTTCTGGAGCAGTGGATCTAACATCACTAAACTCTGATATCAGTCCCGGTGCAAATGAAACTTACGATTTAGGATCCCCGACCAAACGGTGGAGAGACATTTACCTTAGTGGCAGTTCTATACACTTAGGCACAGCGGTGATTACATCAACTGCGGGTGCAGTGAATCTACCTGCAGGATCTACCATTGGTAGTTTAGCACTAGACGAAAGTTATTTTAAAACTATTGCGGTAGCCGGCCAGGCCAATATTGTAGCCGATACCGGAACTGATACTTTAACCATTGCGGCTAGTAGTGGTATTGCATTGACCACTACGGCCGGCACAGACACCCTGACCATTGCCAACAGCGGCGTGTTAACCAATGCTGCTGGCACAGGTATCACAGTGAGCGGTGCTACAGGCAATGTAACAATTACTAATGCAGGTGTATTGTCGACCATTGCAGGCTATGGTATCAGTGTTAGCGGAGCAACTGGCAACATTACTATTGCCAATACCGGTATAGTCAGTGTGATCACTGACCCGGGATCGGGCATTACTCTCGACACCAGCACACCTGGCACGGTTCGAATTACCAATGCTGCGCCCAGTGTGCCCCAGAACATATTCCAAACCATAGCAGTGAGTGGACAATCCAATGTGGTGGCTGACCTTCCAACAGATACCCTAACCTTGGTCAATGGTACTGGTGTCAGTATCACTACTAATGCTGGTGCTGACTCAATTACATTTACCAACTCAGGTGTGACCAGCTTTGCGGTATCTGGAGTAGGACTAAGTGCAAGTGCTGCTACGGGCTCTATTACATTGTCCAACACTGGCGTTACTGCTATATCGGCAGGCGATGGCATTTCAATTAATCAAAGTACCGGTACTGTGGTTGTCACAAATACTAGATTTGGGTTTACCTCTATTGCAGTAGGTGGTCAATCATCTGTACTAGCTGACAATAGTACAGACACCTTGGTGTTGGTAGCAGGTGAAGGCATACAGTTAACCACAAACGCAGTCAGCGATAGTATCACATTTGATGTGACCTATTTGAAAGGTTCAGTATTCTCAGATACGTCTACACTGATTATCAACGGTGCTACTGGCACGGTAGTTGGTCCTGTTGCAACATCAAGTTTACGTACTTCTGAACCACAAATAAGATTAGGTGCAGGTGCAGGTGAAATTGCACAAGCAGAAAATACCGTAGCTGTTGGAAGAGATGCTGGCTACGATACTCAAGGTTTAGGTGCTATTGCAGTTGGTACCAACGCTGGTCAAAACGATCAAGGCAGCTACGCTGTAGCTGTTGGTACCGGTAGTGGCTTAGGTTTGCAAGGAAGTAATGCCGTAGCAGTCGGAATAGGCGCTGGTCAAACCAATCAAGGTGCCAGTGCAGTGGCTATTGGCGATGTTGCTGGTTATACTGGACAAGGTGCTAATGCCGTGGCAATCGGTAAGGCAGCAGGAGCAACCAGCCAAGCTGCTAACTCAATTGTTATTAATGCCAGCGGTATTGCACTCAACGGCGCAGCAGCTGGATTTTATGTTAACCCAATTAGAGAAGTCACTGGACCGCAAACTGTATACTACAATCCTGCAACATATGAAGTCACGTGGGGACCAGTACCATCAGGTGGAGTAGGCGGGGGCGGCACCAGCAATTATGAATTCAGCGTGGCCGGTGATGACTCCACACAGCGAGTGATTAGCAATGGTGAAACACTGCGCTTTCAAGGTGCCAGTGGAATTACCACAACCACAGACGGTGAAGGTCGAGTCACAATCACAGGACCCACACTGGCTGCTGTGGCCACTTCTGGTACATACAGTTCATTGAGTGGATTACCATCTATCCCTGCTGCTTACTCTGTGACCAGCATTGACGCTCTAAGCGACGTTGACACCACTACCAGTGCACCTACAAATGGGCAGACACTGGTGTGGAGTTCGTCTGGCGGCAAATGGTTGCCGGGAACAATATCAGGTGGTGGCGGTGGTACCCTAGCAGCAAGAGCCGCAGTTGCAGCAACAACTGCAAGCCTAGCAAATTCAGCAACAGGCAACTTGACCATTGTTGGATACAAAGGTTATATGCTTTATAAAATTCAAACATCAGCTGCTGCGTGGGTGAGAATTTATACAGACACAACTAGTAGAACAGCAGATGCAACTAGAGTGGAAGGCGCTGACCCAACTCCAGGTTCGGGTGTTGTAGCCGAAGTGATTACCACTGGCGCACAAACTATTTTGATCAGTCCGGGCGCATTGGGATTCAGCAACGAAACTGTTCCAGATACAAATATACAATTAGCAGTGACCAACAAGAGTGGCGGGACAACTACCATTACTGTTACATTAACCGCTGTACAATTAGAGGCATAATATGTCAGAAATGCTGTCTTACATACAGACTAGAAAGTACATTGTCACAGTGTATGACCACAATGACCTCGGTGCCATCTATGAAGAATTAGAAACAGCAGGCAAAGCGCCGCCTAATACCGAAATACAGCGTGATGTTGAATGTCTAGAACGTAGACCCATGAGCAGGAATACTGTTTATAGGTTAGCTGATTGGGAAGCTGATCAATTAAAAAGTGATTCTAGAGTCAAGTCAGTGACCATACATCCAGACGAATTAGGCATCAAAGCCGGTACCAATGCAACTACACAGACTAGTTCTGCTTGGGACAAATCAAACAGCACTTCCTCTGCAATGAAAAACTGGGCTTTGTTACGATGCACTGAAGGCCAACAACGTGCAGGATGGGGTGGCACTGGCTATCAAGGCAACGGATCTGGCACCGCGGCGCAGACTGGCACAATTGAACTGGCACAAACTGGACGCAATGTTGATGTTGTAATCTGCGACTCCGGACTGCCAATACAGGCACATCCCGAGTTTGCTGTTAATGTGGACGGCACAGGCGGATCAAGAGCACTAAACTACAATTGGTTCCAACACAATCCAGAAGTCACCGGCGGTGCTGTTGGCACATACAATCTAGGATTGCTTGACCCGCATGCCATGCACGTGGCAGGCACCGTGGCAGGTAATACACAAGGTTGGGCTCGAGACTCTACAATTTATAGTTTGTATTACGACACTGGTAATACCTATCCTAATTTCAGTTTGGTATTTGATTACATACGAGCCTTTCATAGAAACAAGGCAGTTAACCCTGCGATTGGTAGAAAGAATCCCACAATTGTAAACAACAGTTGGGGCATGAGTATATTTCCCAACGAATGGTCGTTAACTGACATTACCGCAGTCACGTATCGCGGAACAAGATTTACTCCAGGAGGAGCCACTACCTTTCTTGGAACCAGTGGCGTTTGTACAAGTTCAACTAGATTGGCAAATTTGGCAGGTTTGGAAAATTTTGGTAATAGAATAACCACTTTAGGCCCAGTAGGTGCCACTGGCGGAACCATTAATACCAAACCCGCATCATGGACTCTTGAATCAAATCAGTCAGCATATCTACTAGGAATAACACCACCGGATGCAACTTATACAATAACATTAACTACTACAGGTAATAACACCACAATAAGAGTTAAAAATGATGTTGCTTCAGGCGGTCAAACAGGACAGACCAGTTTGTCCATGGGCATACAGATTGTTAGACAAAGCGATAACTCTGTGATAACATCATTTAGTCAAGGACCGTTTATCTCAATTGAAGGGGGAGATGTTAGTGCTGTCATTGATGAAGATGTAATACTGCCGACCACTGGCGCATATACCATTACCTATACAACAGCATTAGATGTTAGTCAGGCCAGTAATCCCTTAACGGCATTTGCCATGCTGTGTACAATTACACAAACTCCAAGCGGCAGTGAAGCGGCCGCTGTTAGTAGCATTACACCTAGTTTGTTAGGGGCCGCAAGTCTAACAGCATCAACTACTCCTACCGTGGGCAGCAACGATGATGGCTATTGGTCACTGGCTTTACCGTTTGCTATTACATATTTAGGCACTACGCACAATGCAATATATCCCAGCACAAACTTTTATCTAACGTTTGGCAATGGCTCAACTGTATGGAGTGGGGTTAGCATTACCAATCCAGCATTGCCTAAAATCATGTGGTGTGCTCAAGATAATTCTGTACAAAGAATATACTACGGTACCGAAGGTGTTAGTCCTAACAGAACATTTAGAGTAAGACAAGAAGGAACATCAACTACCGGCGGAACTGTGGGCAGTCCCACAATGGTGTGTGAGTGGACGTTCTACGAGAATGCGCCTAGTCAAATAGATCTTCAGGTTGGGGTTAATAGTGCTAAAACTACAGGCGGTGGTTTTACAACCACACAACTTAATGCTTGGGGATTTATCAGCGGACAACGTATTCCTGTACGAGTACCTCCCTGCGATGACGACATTGAAGACCTGTACAGCGAAGGCATTGTTATGGTTGGGGCTGCGGGCAACGGACGTTGGAAACACGATGTTCCAGGTGGCGTTGATTGGAATAACACATTTGAAATGGGTTCTAGATATCCTGCCAGTACTGCCAATCCTTATTACTACATGCGTGGTACTAGCCCTACAGCCAACGACACCCTAGCCGCAGGCACACACAATCTACCGGCAATATGCGTAGGTGCCATCGACACTATTCAAATTGACCAGAAGGTGCAGTTTAGTGATTGTGGTGCAGGCGTTGATCTATTTGCACCGGGCACATATATCGTTAGTGCATTGCCCAGTGGTGTCCAAGATCCCAGAAATGGCAGTTATTTTCTTGGCAAGTACAGCGGTACGTCAATGGCTAGCCCGCAGGTATGCGGTGTGTTGGCCTGTGCATTAGAAATATATCCGGACATGAATCAGGAAAGAGCCAAGGCCTATATAACTGCCATTGCCAAATCAGGACAACTTACAGCAACTTCGGGTGGCCCAACAGATGGGCAAGATCTACAAGGTGCGCCTAACCTATATTTGTTTTACAAAAAAGAACGAGAGACCAGTGGCAATGTATTTCCAAAAATCAATTATAAACCAAGACCCACAACGGGATCGGTTTATCCTAGACCCAGAATTAAAAGAACCTTATAACGGAGCGCAGAATGACAAAACAAACGATCAATGTAGGAACATCACCCAACGACAATAGAGGTGATAGTCTCCGGGCATCTTTTCAAAAGATCAATGCCAACTTTACTGAACTGTACACAGCACTGGGACTAGATGTTGCTCCTTTAAATCTAGGTGCGTTTGAATTTGTGGGCAGTACACTGAGTACCACAGATAGTTCGGCCATCGTGATTGATCAAGCTGTCACAGTCTCCAGCAACTTGACAGTGGGTGGTGATGTTTTGCCCAGTGTAGCTCTTGGTGGCGATCTAGGTTCAGCTGCTAGACCTTGGCGCAGTCTCTATGTGAGTAACAACACAATTTTTATTGGGGGTATTCCATTAAGTATTACTGATCAAGGTCAACTGATAATCGACGGAGATGTATTTACAGGCGGTGAAGGTGGTGGATCCATATCTGACTTTGGTGAAGGCTTTACTGACTCACTAGATGATGGAAAGATTACCACCAGCAAACTGTACAATGAAAATCCTAACCAGGGACTCAACAACCAGTATGTACTAGAAGTCACCAATGGCGGTGTTGTTGTATTACCAGATGGCAGTATTATTAACGGTGCTACACTAAAAACTGTTGCGGGCAACTATGCTGGTATCACAGCAGGCCCAGCAAGCCCAGCAGGCAAGGATGAAGATTCATGGATGTGGGTTGACAACAATGGCGCTACTATTGCCA